AAGATTTATACTCAGCTTCTCCTATGTTTAAAAAAACGTTGGAATATGGTAAATCTCTCAAACCAGACAAGATGTTTATTTTATCTGCTAAACACCATTTAGTACCAATGACTAAAGTGTTAGCACCATATGATAAGACACTTAAAGAAATGCCAACAGATGATAAAAAAGCATGGGCAGATGAAACAGTTAAACAAATGAAAAGTAACAAACTTAACTTAGAAAATGACCAATTTATATTTTTGACAGGTGGAGAATACATGAAACCATTTAAAGAATACATTACTAACATTGAAGTGCCTATGGAAGGAAAAAGAATGGGAGAAAGACTACAATGGTTAAACAGTCAAATAGGTAAAATTACTGAAATATTTAAACGCTTAAAAAACTTAATTCATGAATGTATCACAAGATAAATTAAATGAGTACATCACTTTATATTTAAATGATGTGGAAGATTATTATGAAGGAGAAAAAGATTTAGTATTAACTGAGTCCACTTTAAATTCTCTTAAACAACTTATTGTTGAGTCTAAAAAAGATATGTCTTTAATATTAAAAGAAGCCTTAATAAACACAACTCCTGAAAAACGAGAAATTATAAAAGACTTTATGATATACATAGAAGAAGCATAAATTACTTGGCTTCCAATATTCTTCAACATATATTTAAAATAAAAAGTTATGGAAAATACAACAAAAATTCTTAAATCACCTGATGGTACAATTCGCCACATTAGAGATAATAAACTTCACAATTCTGAAGGACCAGCATTAATTCATCCAGATGGAAAAGAAGAATATTACTTAAATGGATTTGTATTTTCTAAAGACAACTATAAAAAACGTAAACAAGAAGGCACTGGTTTACCATGGTATAAAAGTGGAGCAGGTAAAGTAAGATAAACATAACATTAATTTAAAAAAATAAATTATGCGTATAGGTTTTTGTGGAACAGTTAGTGTTGGAAAAACAACTTTAGTAAATGAATTGTCAAAATTGCCAGAATTTAAAGACTATACATTTGCTACAGAACGTAGTAAACATTTACGTGACTTAGGCATTCCATTAAACACAGACAGTACTTTAAAAGGACAAACAGTGTTCCTATCAGAAAGATGCAGTGAATTAATTGCAGAAAACGTTGTTACTGATCGTACTATTATAGATGTAATATCTTTTACATTAAATGCTAGTTCAATTGAACAATCAGGTAAATTAGCTTTTGAACATTATGCGTCACGCTTTATTGAAGAATATGATTGGATATTTTATGTTAGTCCTGCTGGAGTTAGCATAGAAGATAATAATGTACGCACTATAGATGCTGTTTATAGAAGTCAAATTGATCAAACCATTAAACATTTATGTTCTTGTCATTTAGACAAAATTAAAAACTTCGGAATTATATCTGGTTCCACTGAAGACAGATTGAAACAAATCAAATCTTATATAAACTTATAATATTTATAACAAAAACTCTAATATGAAACGTAAAGAATTATACGAATATGTTCGTGAATCTATTGTAAATGAATTAACTTTAAGTGAAGGAACAGCTGAAGAAAATGCAGCTAAAGCTGCTGAATTAAAATCAATTGAGGCCCAAATGAAAGCTCTTACAACTAAAAAATTAGAAGTTGCTAAATCTGGAGCAGTAGCTGAAGCTGAACTTGAAGAAATGGCTCGTAAAGCTAATAATCTTAAAGTAGGCAGTCAAGAAAAATTTGAAGCTGCTAAAGATTTATATGAGGGAGGATGGATTGCTAATTTATTAAATTTTATATCAGAAGCAGGAGAAGAAGGTATATCACAAAAAGACCTAGCAGAAAAATTAGGCAAAAAAGACTCAGCAAACATCAATCCAGCAATTCAAGAACTTAAAATGGTTAAAGCAATTGCTACAACTAGAATTAAAGGAGACACGTCACCTGAAGTAACAGAACCAGAAGAAGATGATGTAATAGCAGTGGCAGGTGGCGAAGAAGAGGAAGAAGAAGATACTTTTTATAAGGTTGACAAAGAATTTGACTCACCTGAAGCTGAAGAAGAACCTAAAATGGCAGACATTAAAGCAGCAGAAAAAACAAACAGTAAAGACTATGCTAAAATACTCTCTCCAGAAGAAGAAGAAAAATACACTAAAATTAGAAAAGGTATTGAAGCAAAAGTAGTTAAATTATCTAAATTATCTAAAGATAAACGCACATCATCTGATGATATGAAAGTTTTAAAACAACTAATTGCTAGAGAAGATGTTAAAAAATTATTTAAAGATAAAGGTGTTAATTTAAAAAGTATAGTAGCAGATATAATTACATAATCATGAATTGGTCTGAAAATAAGAGTAAATTTTACTTTATAATTATATTAATATTAGTAATTATACTTTTACTACAAAGATGTAATAATGGAAAAAAACAACCACTATTTCAAAATGATACCATTCGAGTAGTAGACACTTCATATGTTACAATAACAAAATACATTCCAACGTATATTCCTAAGTGGAATGTTCAAATAAAATACATTCATGACACAACAAAAATAATAGACACAGCATATGTTATTGGAGATTATTATTCTTCATATTATTATAAAGATTCAATTAAAAATGATACTTTATCTGTTTACATAAATGATTTAATATCTCAAAATAAAATAAGATCAAGAAGTGTAAAATATACACTTAAATTTCCTACAGTAACAATCACTAATACAGTCATTAAAAGTAAAAATGAATTTTATGTAGGCATAGGATTAGTAGGAAATGGAACCGGTATAAACTTTTTTGGTCCTGAATTAATGTTAAGAACTAAAAGTAAAAATGTTTATGGATTAGGAATAGGAGTAAATGGAAGTTTACAACCTAATTTAAGTTTAAGAACTTATTGGAAAATAGGAAAAAAATAAATGTCAGATTTAAAACAAATAATAAAAGACGAATACATTCAATGTGCAAAAGATCCAGGTCACTTTATGCGCAAATACTGTAACATACAACATCCTCAACGTGGACGAGTTATATTTAATTTATTTCCTTTCCAAGCTAAAGTATTAAATTTATGGAAAGACAATCCATATTCACTTATTTTAAAGTCAAGACAATTAGGTATATCTACATTAGCAGCTGGATATTCTTTGTGGTTAATGCTTTTTCACAAAGATAAAAATATTCTTTGCATAGCTACTAAACAAGAAACAGCCAAAAATATGGTTACTAAAACTAAATTTATGTATGATAATTTACCATCATGGCTTAAAATAGGAGCAGAAGAAAACAATAAATTAACTTTACGACTAACTAATGGTTCACAAATTAAAGCAACATCTGCTGCAAGTGACGCAGGTAGATCTGAAGCTGTGTCTTTACTAATTATAGATGAGGCTGCTTTTATTGACGGTATTGAACCAATTTGGGCATCTGCACAACAAACTTTAGCCACTGGTGGTGGAGCAATAGTATTATCTACACCATTTGGCACTGGCAATTGGTTTCATAAAACATGGGTTAAAGCAGAGGCAGGAGAAAATGGATTTTTACCAATTAAATTACCTTGGTATCTCCATCCAGAACGAGATCAAGAGTGGAGAAATAAACAAAATACAGAACTAGGCGACCCTAGATTAGCAGCACAAGAATGTGATTGTGATTTTACAACATCAGGTGAAGTAGTTTTCTACTCAGAACATCTTGAATATATGACTACATCTTATGTTACTGATCCAATGGAAAGACGAGGAGTAGACAAAAATTTATGGGTGTGGGAAGCACCAGATTATTCAAGAAATTACCTAGTTGTAGCTGATGTTGCTAGAGGAGATGGAAAAGACTATTCAGCATTTCATGTGTTTGACTTAGAAACTAATGCTCAAGTAGCAGAATTTAAAAGCCAACTGTCACCAAAGGAATTTGGATATATGTTGGTAGGTATTGCAACAGAATACAACGAAGCGTTACTTGTAGTTGAAAATGCAAACATTGGTTGGTCTACATTAGACGCTATAT